CTTTATATCAACATTAGTTTCACCTGTTGCTGAAAGAATAGGACCATTACCTGTTGAAGCATTAGCTAGTGTTAATTCATTAACTGCAGAACCTGTAGCTGTTAAAAGTAATAATTCGTTTCCGTTAGTATCTAAAATTGAAGTTCCAATTTTAGGTGCTGTTAAAGTTTTGTTTGTTAAAGTTTGTGTTCCAGTAAGAGTTACTTCATTAGCATCTCCTAAAGGCACTTCAATAACACCAGTGTTGGTTGCAACACCATCAAGATAAATAATTTTATATCCTTTGTCAGTTGCTCCAAAAGTAACTGTTGCACCTGAACCAGATACAGCTTTTAACTGTACTGTGTATGCACCAGATGTTCCGTTTTTAATAAAATAAAAATTTTCTGTAAGTAAAGGAAAAGTTACAACTCTGTTTCCAGTAATAGATCCTGATAATTCTATAACTCTGTGTTGAGCAGTTCCTGTTAAAGCACCATCTGCTATTGTTAAAGCAGTTGGTGTACCTGAATCAGTTACAGCTTGAGAATTAACACCACCAGTTAATTGTTCAATTAAACTTAGGTTTGCGTTAGTTTTTGTCCCCCATTGTCCAGCGTTTTCGCCGGTTGCCATTAATTCTAGACCGAGATCCGTATAAGTTGATGCCATAATTTTGTTCTCCTATTAAGCTGCGTGGTTAACGTCTGTATATGATGTATTACCTGTTATGTCAACATCTTGATATCCAATTTGACCAAAACCTACAGTCTGTAAACTACCAGTAAACGATAGTCCTGTCAATCCTACAGTCATGTTTGTTGGGCTTATTGCCCCTACGTCTGCTTCAAAAGTTACACCACTTATACCAACTCTCATGGCATCTACAGTAGTTGACCCTATTGCACCTTTTAAAACTACTCCAGTTAAATCAACTAATTCTGTTGAACCTACACTAAGTGATGAAACTTCTGCTGTTGTTGTTAAACCAGTTAATTCTGCAATTGTATTTGGTGAAGCTACTACTGATCCTACTGCAGCAGGTACCGCAAAACTTGCTAAACCTTGACTGTGATCAGTACCATTAGAGAATCCTAAACTACCTATACCTGCACCTATTGCTCCCGGTGCAGAAATATCAAATATCATATCAAGTCTACTAATTGTAAGATCGCCTACATCAGCAGCTAGAGTTTGACCGGTCGGTGCAATTATACTTTCAATATTAAATGTAAATTCTCCACCCCATTGTCCATTACCAAATGAATTTATTCCCCAACCATCTGGTCCAAGAGAAGCTGACATTGATAAACCATCTATTAAAACAGTTGTAGTATTTTGGCCCCAGTTACCAGTGCCCCATGAATCTCTACCCCAACCTTCTTCAGATTGTGCATAAGGTAATTCACCTAATTCTGAAGTTATACTAAAACCATCAATTGAAATTACAGGACTAAAACTTTCTCCGTAAGGAGAAGTACCCCATGTAGAGTTACCCCAACCTTGTTGGGATGAACCTACTGCTGTACCAATTTCTGCACTAAAAGATAAACCTGTTAAAGTCACCGAGTTACTATCTTGATTACCAAATTCAAGTTCTCCCCAAGCCAACATTCCCCAAGAATCAGCCTCTACGGTATTTGCTGATCCACCCATTCCTGAGTGATACTGACAATAATAATAAAGTTGTGGTGCAGAATCTGCTACAACTATTTGAACATAGGCATCTGCTTGACCAGCTGTTCCAGAAGTTGTTACTCCTGTTGTGTATTCAGACCCGCCGTTGTGTGTTCCATTGCTTGTTGTAGAAAATTTAAATGGGTGTCCACTAACACTACTATCAGAAACATCAAATTTATATGTTCCGCCTTCAGCTAAATTAACTGTGTCCTGTAATATACCATCAATATAATAACGATTACCTGCACCAGGATTGGCTACCGTTACTGTAAAGGTTCTGGTTACGGACATAAGGAGTTCCTCCCTATGCTGTTAATCTCAGAATAGCAGACGAGGCGTCGTTAGTTGGAAATTGAATTGTAAAAGTTCCTGAAGAAACAGTTTTGTCTCCACCGAAAGCCACAGAACATACAGCTTCTGTAGTACCAGATCCGCCGTTAGCTTGTGTATTATAAATCAAACAACCATTTGCTGTGAAAGATGCTGATGTCCAAGACGTATCAGAAAAATCTGTAAACGCAGTAGTAGAAGTTAAACCTACACCAGTGTTCACAAGAGTGTTTCCTGCTGTTGTGTATCCATTACCGTTAGCTACTTCAGTATTTGATCCACCGCCTGGGTTAGTTGAGTAATCTGTAGTGGTTGCATTTAAAGTTGCGCCACTTGTATACAAAGCTATTTTAAAAGTGTCTCCACCTGATCCGTTAGCATCAAAGTCGTGGTACCCTTGTAATAATTCTTTTTTAAAACTTGAACAAACTGCTGAGGCTATCGTCATAATATTTATCTCCTAATTTTTTATGGTGAAGGTGACTTGACTTGTATTCTAACAGTTCCGTCAGTGTAATCGTCTCGTCTTCTTCTCCCAATTTGCATTCCTGCAAACTGTTGTATGCCTGTTTTATATTTATTTTCATACAATGTCAACATATCCATTGGACCTTTTAAGAATCCATATGCTTCTACCAAACAAGCATATAATAAGATTTGTGGCATATAATTACTAAGGTAAGTATGAGAATTACCTCCACCACCTGTACCAAGTCCTACTGGCATTTTGTTGTAATATATTCTATATCTGTAATTAGCATCAGGTGTAGGGGCTAAATATAAACCTCCAGATGTTGTGTCTGTAAGACCTATAGCACCACCAAACATTGCATAATACTTAGGTAATCCAGTAACATCTTGTCCAGTTAAATCTCCTTCTGGACCCGTTAATCTTCCTACATATTCTGTTAAATATGTTTGATCTTTTTTCTCTAACCAAGTTCCTTCTTCAGAAGTATTAGCAGTGTTAAATACTTCTACACCTCTTATAAATAAAGCTCCTGCCGGTGAATTAATTGTATTGTCATCTGCAACTAAAGTACCTTCTTTAACAAGTCTGTCTGAGTCCATAGGTAATTCAATATTAATTCTATGTTCTGCAGCCATAATAAATTCATCAATAATAGTTTGAGTAAGGACAACAGCTGTAATAGCAGGATCATTATCCACTTCGGTAAAAGCTCTAATTGCCGTTGTTAATGTTGTATATGAATAACTTGTTGCCATAATTAAGCTCTATCATTTATTGGGCCGTATGTACACTGCAAACCACCACCTGCTAAAAATGTGTCTGTTATAAAAGCTAGTCCTATAACAAGAGCTGGAACTAAATAACTATTTTCTTCTGTGACAGTTGTATTAGCGTCATTAACAGAAGTAGTTTGTATCATTGTAACAGGTCTAGAACCATATACTTTAGCTCCTATCGGATGAGAACTTGCTGTTGTTTTTTCAGGACTAACTCCTCTATAAGGAGCTGAAGTACCTCTTGCAACCACATTAAAAATATTATCAGTTGTTCTTCCTCCAGTATATTCAATTACTTCGTTTTCAAACATACCTGTTTCACTATTTACTTTTTCAATTATCATAAAACCTGAAGCAGGCCATATATTACCTAATGTAGCAAGACCCGTCATGTCATCTAAAGTAATTGTATTATCGGTTGCACTTATTGCAGTAGTTAAAGTTGTTTCTAATTCTAATTCCACTACTGTATAATAAATAGATCCGTCAGCTCTAGTTAAAGGAGTTTTAATATTTCTAAATCTAACATGATCTCCATTCACTAATCCACTATTAGGTGCACTAATTCTAAGTGCTGTTTGTGAGGGTACTAAATCAGGTGCTGCTGAATTAAGTTGAAAAGCGTTATCTGGTAAAAAATCTTCTGTTGGAAATTCTGTTCTAGCAGGTCTTGCTCTTTGTAAAGCTTGTGGATCTGCATTAGTTGGTTTAGGTTGTAGCTGTGGTTGTTTAGGTTCGTACTCTGAGTTATGTACTAACGCACCATTCCACTCTCTAACCATTTCATTATATGGAAAAGCCATACCAGATCTATCTGATATTGCTAAAGCAAATCTACCTTGCGAAAAACTACTCATTAACTAACTCCTGGAAAATATATTTTAGGTGATATGTAAGTTGAGTTAGAAGAACCATCTTCTGATTCAGCTCTTTTTAATTCATCTTCATATAATAATTTTAATTCCTGAACTCTTTGTGGTGCATATTTTAAAGCTAGGTAATAAGATAAACCCATTATCATACAAGGTACAAATCTGTAAGGTACATCTGTTGCATTTGTATATGCTCCTACGTCATCAATTCTTTTTGTGTAATAGAAATTTATAAAGTCTCCTGCTTGTGAGCTACCTGGTGTTAAATATAAAGTCATAGTAACTTTATCTACAAATCTTTGTACCCAGTATTGAGTAGGTAAGCCTGCAGAAGTCTTATTAGAAAAAGCTTGATACTGTGATCTACTAATTCTTGTCATAGGTGTGTCAACACTTGTAGTATCTACTCTGTAATTCGCTTCTTGAATATCAGTCATTCCTCTTGGAGACTGT